TTGAGAGAAGAAAGAAAGGCAAAAGGTATAGGAGGTAGAACTCCTCTTAAACAAAAAGTGGTAACAGAATCAGATTGGAAAGATTATTACGGCTCTCATCCTAAGATAAAAGAGTTAGTAAAAGAATCTAATGACTTAAGACAAGATTTTGAACGCAAAATACTAGACTTCGTACCTAACAAGAAGCTTTTAACGTATTTTGAATGTAAACACCTATTTATAAATGAAGTACTAGAGACATACAGTCATCAGTATATAAATGACAATGTACTAGGAAAATTTTATAGAAAAGATTTTGACTATGATTAAAATACAAGAACTCGTAGGAGTACCATCATTACAGTACCATATAGACAACGGTCTCTCTTTACATGAGAATGTCTACCGTTATAGCTCCGATGCCTTTATACAATTGTTCAAAGAAGCAAGAGAAGCTTGGAGAGACGGTAAAATCGAACTTAACGAAGAAGATAAGCAGTTAATTGAAAGCACCGATATAGGAGAGTATGGAGACTACAACGGTATGAGAGTACCTTTAGACCTTCCTATGTTGTCCACAGGTAAGGATCCTTTATTTGAAATCGGAGCATTGATAGATGAGATGTTCGAAAACGAAGACCTTTTAGATGAAGGAACAGGTATTACTGAAATGGTAGATTACGATCTTGTAAAAGAATTAGTTGAATCAATGGGAGCTTCTATTAATATGGACAGGTTTAGAAAAGCTGTTTCTATGAATGAAGATTTTGATTATTCTGGATTTGACATCCTTAAAGCTTCTGTTGACTATATCTCTGAAGCAGAGTATAGAGGAAAAAAAGTACAACTTAACAAACCTAAAAGAGGTGGAAGTAAAAAGTTCTACGTCTATGTTAAGTCTAAAAAAGGTAATGTAAAAAAAGTATCTTTCGGAGATACTGGACTTTCTGTTAAGTTAAAGCAGAGAGGAGCAAGAGCATCTTTTGCTGCACGACATAAATGTGCTCAAAAGAAAGATAAAACAAAAGCAGGATACTGGTCATGTAATATTGGCCGATACTGGAAATCATTAGGTGGTGGATCTAACTTCTCAGGATACTGGTAAGATCTGCCGCAAATGTGATAAACAAATGGATTTATTTTGGCCTTCCGACGGTCCATATTTCCTTTGTAAAAGTTGTAATAGTGTTATGATACCAATAGATGAAACCTTATACCGAAGAAAATAAAGACGGTTACGTTATAAGAGAATTCTCACAAGACACTCCTTCATTTGAATTTGTTTGGCATAGAGACAAAGAAGACCGTATAGTCGAAGCTTTACATAAAACTGATTGGAAATTTCAATTAGATAATCAACTCCCTCAAGAAATAGAGAATATTTTTATACCAAAAGAAACCTATCATAGAATAATAAAAGGTACAAAAAATCTTAAAGTAAGAATAAAAAAATTATAATAATAAAGTTGTATTATTAGATTATTATTCTTATATTACTATATGAGAACGTTTGTAATTACATTAAGTGCCAATAAAGACTCTGTCCGTTCTGCTGAACAGACTAGACGATCAGCTAAAAAAGTAGGGTATAAAGAACCTATAGAACACTTTGAAGCCATTACTCCCGATCAGTGGCAAAATATTATACCAGATAATGGCAATAGGGCGTTCCATATAATGGATAGAAAAGCAGGAGCAGAATTCGGCAGACCTAATAACATTGCTGCAGCTTTTGCTTCTCACTACTCTCTTTGGAAAAAATGTATTGAGTTAGATGAACCTATTCTCATATTAGAACACGATGCTATTTTTCTAGATAATATTCCTGATATCGAATTTGATAGATGTATTAATTTTGGCAGACCCAGTTATATTAGACCTTTTGCAATGTCTTATAAAGAACCAAAAGATGGAGTACAGTTGTTAGATCAAGCAAACTTTTTAGGTCACCATGCATACGCTATGAAACCATCTGCTGCAAAAATATTTGTAAAAGATGCAGAAACTAGAGAACTAATATGTAACGATATATGGATGGATAGAGAAACGTATCCCTGGCTTGAAGAATATAGACCCTTCCCAATCGTTGCAGATACAGATTTTTCTACTCTACAGACTAATCTCCCACATGATAATGTCTTAATAACAGAATGGAATAAAATAACAGCTAAAGATAGCCCCCATAGGGAATATATTGAAAAATATTTTCCACAAGTCTTAGTTCCTCAGTCTAACAGACATATAAAAGCAATAGAAACCGAACCTCCAGTTCCGTGTGAAGAAGATATAAGTGAATGAAGTTTAAATGGAAAGACTCAGGACTCGGATTTGTAGAACTACAAGGTGCATTAGCTTGGTTAAAAACTCCTATAAACAACAACAAGTTCTTAATAGTCAGCTGGAGAATGTCTGGCTCAGAAATGACTAAGGCTTTTATACAGGAAAATTTTAAAAAAACTTTTGGAGGACACTTATGGGGTAAGAGCCATGCTGTATTAGATGATAGCACAGTACAGAAACTAGTACAGGCAGAAACTAAAGTTGTAGTAGCAATTACTGATCCAAGAGAGGTAGCAGTAAACGTACTTAACTTTGACAACGGTTTTCATAACTACGATTTCGACTATCCAGGTATAGATAATAAAAATCCCGATTTAAAAAAACTATTAAGTATCATAGCTGATAAGCAAATAGAATTAATAAATTTTTATAAATTTAGGTTTGGGGATAACTGTTTAGTAGTTCGCTATGAAGATGTAGTTTATAATCAAAAGAAAGTCCTAATAAAACTTTCAAAGTTTCTTAACGATGTACCATTAGTAGTAGACGGAGTGAACAAGTATAAATCATCTATGTATAAGAACTGCGGTAACTTTTATAACTTCATCCCAAGAGAAACTAATACTGAACATTATAACGAGTACAAACAATTTTATAACGAATGGGGATACCCACTATTAGGGTTAGCTGGATTTAAATACGCATGGCTGGAAGACGAAATGTAATTATAGTTTCTGCTAGAAGAAGCGGTACACATCTATTAGTTGATTTAATAGTTAATAACTTTGGGTATGAGAGTATTAATAAAAATTATATTGACTATACTAAGTATGAATGGCCTGGATTAAATGGCTTTCAAGAAAAGATTGACGAAGGTAATAAAGTAACTTGGACTCATACACATAATTATAAAGATCATCTTAAACGTAACCATTCAATAGACTTAGGTGATGATGAAAAGCTAAATAAAATATTCTCCGAATCTAAGATAATTTTAATTTATAGAGATATAAGAGACATAATTACTTCCTGTTATCATAGACCAAAAATAAAAAGTAAATATAAATCGTTTGATGATTTTTACGAAAATTTTGATTTTGAAGGATACGAAACACTTGGTGAGAAACACGATAACCTTTCTGATTTACTTCTCAGTTATTATAAGAATTGGTTTTCAGTTTACTTAAGTAAGGAAGTTCTTGGTTTAGATATGGAAGTAATCTCTTTTGAAGAAATTATTAACGACTATAGTAATTCAGTAGATAAGATATCTAAATTTTTAGGTGAAGACGTAACTAAATTGGTTGATGTTAGACTACCAAACAAACATACAGAAGGTATTCAGTATACTACTAACGATTTTAGAATTGGGCAAGTAGGTTCCTGGTCAGATACTATGAACCCTAAACTTGGCGAAGAAATTCAAAATAAATACTACAGAATTTTAGGAGCAGGAGTTAAGTGTTATTTAGAAGATATAAAAATTAATAGATTTCATATACCTGAACGAAATAAGTTTCAAAAAGAGTATAAAGACTGGGATAAAGAAGTAGAAATTATGAATGCTAAATTAGCTGAATATAATTCTAATCTTAAACCTTTTGATACGGATGTAAAACAGCTTATAAAAGATAGGTATGTAAACTCTAAACAGACTCACGGAGACTTTAGGTACTTTCATAAAGTTTTTTATTATCAAGATTACGTACTAAAGTTTTTATATCCATGTAAAGCAGCATTAGATAAAATAACATTTAATACTACAGTACCGCCGTCGTCTATTAAACAGCAGTTAGTCATACTGAAAACAAACGAAGTGCTATACAACCTTGGTATTGTTCCTAGACTATACGACGTTGGGATTTATAACGGAGTACTATTCGTTATTCAAGAGAGATTTGAAGGTAATACAGTTCTTTGTTCAAAATACAACTTATACCCTGACTGGGAAGATTGGAAATGGCCTGTCGATATAAATGTATACCCTCAGATGGTTAAACATTTTAACGCAGCTCTAGAACATAATATCGTTTTAACAGATATAGTTAAGGTATACAATTGTGCATTAGATGATAGTGGTAATCTAAAATATTTTGATTTAGATGGAATTAAATTATACGATTCCCGTGAAGAGATGATCAAATCAATTGATTATAAAAATGCAGTAGGAATTATAAAAGAAGTTGATAAATACCATAAAGAAAAAAATGGTGAAAGCTTGATCAAAGACATACAATATTCATAATGGACATTCAGTTTTGGTACCATACATATTTTAAATGGACGTCAATTAATAGTTTAATTTCATCTTATAGTGAATATAACTGTTTAGAATTTAATGAGGATTTAGTAGACACTAATAAAATTAATATAATCCCATTTTTTTGGGAGAATGGTGCACAAATTGGATTGGATTCAATTGTAGATACTCCTGAGTTTATAGAAATACTAACCAAATTAAATAATCTTGGATTTTATTTATTAGGAGATTTTAGTACAGAGGTATTATTTAATACTGATGAAACTAGTAGTGATTTATTAGATAGAATTATTTCTAAGCATTTTGATTTAAATAGATTCTTTTTAGTACAAAATAACGGGTCTTTAAATGGATACGAAGTTATTAAATACGGTAATCATCAAATAAAAACAATACACATTCCACATTTCATAATAAACACATCAGATGAAATGAGTGTTGAGTTTCCTAATTTAAAAATTAATAAGGATAGAATTCCTACTAAAGATTTTTTATGTTTAAATCGTAGAATGCGATATGATAAATTTTTATTTTTAAAAGAACTTTGGAAAAATAAATTATTAGATAAGACACATTATACATTTGTATCGAACTATGTTCCAAAGGAAATTTTTGATAATGATTCGTTTGCAAAAGAACTTGGTTTAAGCTACGACAATTTTAACCCAATACAACTTAGTGATGATGTTTATTACGGACAAGAATTAGATTATAAAGATGAATATCTTAATAGCATAAATCCAAAATGGTACTATGATTCAAAAGTAAACATTGTTGTAGAAACATGGCCGGGTAAAAAACCAATCCATATTACAGAAAAAACTATTAAACCAATGTATTTAGGAATACCATTTACCGTTTATGCTTCAAGTGGATTTTTAGATAAATTAAAAGAGTTTGGATTTAAAACTTTTGAGACAGTAATAGGTAGTTATGATTGCACATCACCTAAAGAAGTAATTGACGCTTCAAAACGATTAGCAAAAGTATATAACACAGACGAAGTATTAGATATTGTAACCCATAATTATAATCACATACGAAATAAAACAGTATTGTCTAATTTACTTGAAACAAGTTTTTTGGATATATTAAAAACAAGTTTAAATAAAAAACCTATAAAGTTTATATGATAAATATTTATAATAAAATTAATTTTAATGGCTAGAATATTAGTAGGTAATTATTTAGACAAACCTAAGAAAAAGAGACCTGGTGTACACGCCAAGTCTAAATCTTCAAAATTAAAAGGTTCTAAAAATTATGTCAAATCATATCGCGGACAAGGAAAATAAGAGGTACCACAAGCCGAGTTTATTTAATTTCGGTGCAACCAAAATATTTGTTATTTGTGACCCTAAGAACGTTTTTAGACGAGAAGCGTTTGTAAAAGCGTGGTCAATGTTTTCTGATTTTGAATATGAGTTCATAGATGCTGACATGGCAGAATGGGACTTTAAAGACAAGTATAATGAAGGACTTGTAAGTGAAAAGTTTTGGGACCCTTCTGGTTGTCTTTCTAAAAACATTATAGCTACCTTTTTCTCTCATCAAAAAGCATGGCAAGCTGCAGTTGATAATGCATCATCAGACACTGATATGTTCTTAATTTTAGAAGACGATGCTAGACCTACAGACTACTTTTTAACTAATGCTTATTCTAGCGGTGAGTTTAAACAAGTACTTGACTTTATTAAAAAAGAAACTGTAAACTGCTTCTGGTGGGGAAGAGCTACTGTAAAGGTTGAAGGGGAAAGTTATAATGACATATGTACAGTTCCTGATACTTTCATAGGTATAGGAGCACATGCATACATGATAAAACCAAGAGTTGCAAAATATTTTTTAGCTAATAGTAAAAAAGTAAAATTTGCTGCTGATGTTTTTATAGACATGGAATTAGAACTTAACCTACAGAGATATTATGCACCTTACTTTTCTTTCATAAGACAAGAACAACATATTCTAGGTAACCAGTTTTTCCCTAAAGGACATAAGCATCACAAGTATACAAGCACTACCCAACCTCAATGGTCAGACTACACCACTAGACCATTCGATGGATATAAAGCCAACCTATCTGCTGAAATGAATCAATATATCGAAGATGTTGATTTTAAGGAAATAACTGTTTTTGAAAATACTCTTTACGAAGACAAGTGGGGCGGTATAGAGTTTAGCTTTAAAAAAATAGAAGATATGCCAAATATCAACTATTTATACTAAAGCATACAAGATGAAATTAAGTAAAATAATCTTAGAGTACAAACCAGGCATTGACGTAAAAGGTATAGGACTTACATACACAGATTACGGTTCATTCTATGGTGCTTACCTTTACCCCCTACCGCAAACTTTTAACCTACCTTTTGGAACTAAAAGAGAAAAAATAGGGTATTTAGATGCAGTAGAGTATATTAAAGGATTAACAGGATTAGATTTACCTAGAGACTATGCTGTTAATACATTAGATAAAATAGTTGATGCATTAAAAGAAAAAGGATACGAAGCAAGCCACGATGATTCTATGGATGTAAGTTAATATGTATGAGACTGTCACACGTCATATTAGGAGAAATCCTTTATTATGATCCAGATTTTGAGAAAGAAATCGACCAAATAAAGGACCAAGGAGGTAAATACCTCGGATCAGGAGATTACGGGGCAGCATACTTATTAAACGGCCGAGTCTATAAAGTTACTACAGACGAAATCGAATTAGAACACGCACATAAACTTAAAGGTAAGAAAACTAATAACTTTGCCTATATCTACGATGTTGAGGAAATAAACCCTAAGTTAGGTATTATTCAAATGGAAGTATTAGGAGAGTTTAAAGGAGAAATACCTGAGGAATGGATTGAAGCCGTTAACAGAGAAGCTAAACAACATGGATTAGATCCTGAAGAGTTAGATATAAGACCTTCCAATATTATGGTGAATCAGAAAAAACACCTTAAATTAGTTGACATTTAAAAATATTTTTCTTATATTACTTATAAACTAGTTACGGACTACGTATGGATTATACTTTCCTACTCGGTTCTATTGAGAATATATTAGGTAAATCTCATAAAAGAGCCAGAGATAATTATGCTTTTCACTGTCCTTTCTGTAACCACAGGAAGCCTAAGCTTGAAATCAATATGGCTACCAATGAAGAAGGACAGAACCCTTGGGAATGCTGGGTATGTCAAACCAAAGGCCGTACAATCAGATCACTTCTTAGACAGCTTAAAACACCAAGAGACCAAGCCCAAGACATATTAAAGTATCTGCCCAAAGGTGCAACAATAGAATATAAACAGCTATCTATAATAGAACTACCGAAAGAGTATCAACCTTTATATTCCGCTTCAACAACATCAGTAGTTGCTAATTTAGTTAAAAAGTATCTTTATGAACGAGGACTTACCGACAATGATTTTATTAAATATGGGGTTGGATACTGCACAAGTGGAGACCATGGAGGACGAGTTATTATCCCAAGTTATTCTTCATCCGGTACGCTCAATTTCTATGTTGCAAGAACTTACGATGGCAATTACTTTAAATATAAGAACCCAGAAGCTTCCAAAGACATAATATTTTTCGAGAACTTAATTAACTGGAGTGCTCCTATTATTTTATGCGAAGGAGTATTCGATGCTATAGCTATACGTCGTAACGCTATTCCTATGTTAGGAAAGAGCGTATCTAATGCACTTTATAAAAAAATTATTACGAGTAATGTAAAAGATGTTTATATCGCTTTAGACACAGACGCTAGAGATAGAGCAATACAGATTGCAGAGAAACTGTACAATCAAGGTAAAAGAGTATTTTTAGTAGACCTACCCGATAAAGATTCATCGGAAATGGGATTTGTAGCTTTTACCAAATTTATACAACAGGCAGAAGAACTAGATCTTTCTAGGATAATGCTACACAAATTAGATTTATGATCAAGCAAGGAATGAATATTCTCAAACAAAATGAGAAGAATAGACTTGAGTTTAACCCAGATTTAAAACAAATAAACTTTCTGGATAGGAGAGTTTACAAGAGAGGCGAAGGAGTATACTACCCGTCCGTAACCACCATACTCCAGTATATGCCCAAAAATAAGTTTTTTGAGTCTTGGCTCAAAGACGTTGGGCATAACGCCGATCTTATTATGAGAAGAGCAGGTAAAGAAGGTACTCAAGTACATGAGGCAGCAGAAGCTTTAGTCAAAGGGGAAGAGGTATCTTGGATGGATGATTACGGTAATGCTAAATATTCTCAAATAGTTTGGGAAATGATACTTAAGTTTTACGATTTCTGGACAACTCATAAACCAGAACTGATATCAACAGAAGACTTTGTATGGTCAGATGAACATAAGTATGCAGGTACTGCTGACTTAGTTGTAAAGATGAATGGAGAGATTTGGTTACTAGATTTAAAAACTTCGAACTCTATTCATAAATCATACGACTTACAGTTAGCTTCTTATGCTAAGGCTTTAGAAGAATGCAAAGATATTAAAATTGAACGTACAGGAATTATCTGGTTGAAAGCTCAATCAAGAGGTCCTTCTAAAATGAAAGGTAAAATTCAAGGTAAAGGATGGAAAGTTATTCAGGTTGATGATATAGATAAGAATTTTGAGCTGTTTAAAATGATATACGAACTCTATAAATTAGAGAACCCAGTTACTGAACCTATTTATAATAGTTACCCAACAACATTAAAATTATGAGTAAACTATTAAAAATTTGTTTATCTGCGTTATTTTTCGTATCTTTAGTTAGTTGCGGTACTTACCAAATTAGTACCGTACCTAAAGTAAAAATAACAAAGGTATTAACTGTTACGTCAACTGGAGATACATTAGCAGTACCTCTAAGAGATTTTCAAAAATATCACTTTAATAATTATGACTTTAGCAGATTCAACTTTTACGGCGGCTACCACTGGAACAGCTGGCAGTACCCTTACAACTACTGGGGTGGAGTATACCGCCCAAACTCATGGTATTATAGGGATTGGTATTATAGTCCTCCTATTTATAATAGCCCACTACTTAGACCGCAAGTACAGCAAACCCCTGTACCGAGAGTCCAAGTTAACGGAAGAAGAGGAAGCTTAAATATTTATAATAATGATCAAACTAACAGACTTAATATTAGAACGCCAAGGTCGACCGAAAGTAATAGTAATGGCAGGAGGAGCTGGAGCGGGGAAAACAACCTTACTCCGCCAGTTAAACCTAGGATCATTACCCCAAGTCAACCCAGACAAATACGTGGAAGACAAAACTCACAAGGCGTACAACAACCTCAGTCTAGGAGCTCGTCTAGCGGACAAAGAAGCGGAAGAGTTATCATCAAACAAGACTAGCTTTGTTTGGGATACCACAGCCTCTAATCCTAAGAAGGTAAAAGACCTAGTCGACAAAGGGTATGATGTCTACATAGTAATGGTGTACACTCACCCCATGATTTCTTATATTTCTAACGCACAAAGACCGGAACGTAAAGTACCTGGTTCAGCTGTATTCTCTACTTGGAGAAATGTTTACCAATTAATTAAAGAGTACGATAAAATTACCGGAGGTAATATTTCAATATTTGTATCTGATAGAGGAGGTAAATTTGATAAAGAAATAGAGGCATTTAATACTGCTGCCAAAAATGGACCTTCTGGTATAAGTGATTACTTAGAAAAGTATAATGAAAAGAATAATGTAGGCGGTTCAACATTTAGAAAACCTGTAGAACTTTCAAGTGAAGAAGAAGAAGAGTTCAAAAAGCACATTGGTAGTTTAGATTACGATAAAGATAGCTACGGTGAAGATAGAGCACTTAAAGCAGCCTTTCAAAAAGCTTATCAAGCAAATGGTGTAGGACCGGGTATTGATAAACTTAAAGATGAATTAAAAAAATATAGAGATAGAAAAGAAAAACAAAATCAAAGAGAAACAGAAGTATTAGATAATATTGCTGATATGCTTTTCAATCCTAAATTCCAGGAACTACTTCAACATGCCACCCCACAGGAAATAGATCAAAACGTACAAGCATTTTTAGCATGATAGCATTATACCCAGGAGCATTTAAACCACCTCATAGAGGACATTTTAACGTAGTAAAATCTTTACTCGACGGCTCTTATAATGGTACAGTCTATG